ACCTATCAATGAACCTATAAAAGAAAAGACACGATTTAAAAAACCATCACTTGGCGATATTTCCCAATACATGGCTGATTACAGCAAAAGCAAGAATATAACGTTTGATGATTTTTTACCTGATAACTTTTTTGATCACTACGAAAGCAATGGCTGGAAGCGCGGCAACAATAAAATTAAGGATTGGCAAGCAACAGCTAGAACGTGGGTTAGAAACCAAAACAATAAATCAAATGGAGGTCAGTATGCAGGCAAACAGCAACGAACTCGCGCTTCAAGTTATGACCAACAGCTCGAAGCAGCAGAAGAAACAGTCAGAATTTACGGCTAGTCATGTTCGGCTTATGGCTGAACTTTGGTTACGAATGGATATTTTATGGCCCAACTTGTGGCGCAGCACTTATCAGTTAGCCACGATGGATAACCCTAAGTTTGTTACTTGGTGTAGAAAATTAGAGCATTTAAGTTTAGCTGAATTTGGCAGAGGTTTTGAAAATGTTGAAGAGGCCAAGGCAGCAGCAGCACAAAAGAAAGAACCAAATTATCCACCTGATTACGCTTCTTTTATTGGTCACACGCGCAGATCAGCAGATGTAACAGCATCAATGCAAGCGATACAAGCAAGGTCAGCACCTTTGATGATTACAAAAGAATTAAGCAAAGAAGAGCGCGATTACGGAACACAACAAGCGGCAGCATTAAAAGGATTGTTTGCATGAAAGATTATTTACCAAAGCCAAAACTAAAAAGCCCATATAAAGATTTGATTAATGATTACCAAGGGTCAGTTACTAAAGCCACTTGGGGTGAAAGTGGCGGCTTGTGTCACATTTTCAAATCACAACTTAATCCAACAGCCCGTAAAAAATATAACAAAGAAAGGAAAGTCGCATGATTCATTCAAACAGCCTAGACGCAATAGCTGCAATAACCCCAGTAACAGGGCAAGCAAGAATTGAAGTTCTTAAAGTTATTCGTGATAAACAGCCAATTACTCGCCAAGACATTGCTGCAAGTCTAGGTTGGGAGATTAATCGGGTAACGGGTCGTGTTCGTGAACTGCTAGACAAGAACAACATTATTGAGGCTGGCAATGACACCACACATAGAGTTAAACGTGGGTTATTGAGAGTTGCATGAAAGTCTTAGTGGCGTGTGAATACTCTGGTCGAGTGCGTGATGCGTTTATTCGCGCAGGCCATGATGCAATGTCGTGTGATCTGTTGCCTAGTGATTCTGATTTTGGTGAGCATTACCAAGGTGATGTGTTTGATTTAGATTTAAGCAAGTTTGATCTAATGATTGCTCACCCACCTTGCACTTATCTGACTAACTCAGGCGTTTGTCACTTGCACACAAACCCTAACCGCTGGTCGCAGCTAGACGAGGGTGCTGCGTTTTTTAAACAGTTATTGGAAGCTTCAGTGCCACGCATTGCCATTGAGAACCCAATCATGCACAAGTATGCCAGAGATAGGATAGGTGGTGAGAAGTATAGTCAGATCGTACAGCCCTGGATGTTCGGTCACATGGAGCAAAAGGCGACTTGCTTATGGCTTAAAGGTTTACCCAAGCTAACACCAACCAACGTGGTTAAGGATGAAATGATGTTGCTACCTAAGAATGAAAGGGAACGTTTGCATTACTTACCACCAAGCCCTGATCGCTGGAAACTAAGGTCAACGACTTACCAAGGCATAGCTGATGCAATGGCGGCTCAGTGGTTAATTAAAGAGGTAAAGGCTGCATGAGTTTAACTTTAGAGCAGTGTCAATCAATAGTTAAGCGCAGAAACGCTGGCATGTTATCGGCAGAAATTGCCAAAAAATATGATATGCCACTTTACCATGTGACATTGATAATGAAGTGCCAGCGCAACCGATACCCATTAAACGAGTATTTGTTGATTGATAACCCTGCGTATAAATTTAGCCCTTTGCATGAAAAGAAATGCGCGTGGGATTTGCGCTTGAGTTTGCGCTTATCACGATTGCCAATGAGCAAATGGGCTGATGCAATATGAGTGAAGTTATTTTCAGTGTTGATAATAAAAACGTGTCGGAAATGATTTCTCAGATATGCGCCATGATTAATAAAGGCTTATTTATTGGCCCTGTTGAAGTGGTGTTAAGGCGTAAAGCTAGATCATTAAGCCAGAATAATAAGCTATGGCCTATGTTATCTGACATACAAAAACAGGTTGATTGGTATGGGGATAATCTCGACAGTGAAGATTGGAAAGTCATGTTCATGGCAAGCCTCAGTAAGCAGCGTGCTGTTCCAGGCATTGATGGTGGCTTTGTTGGTTTGTCTCAGCGAAGTAGTCGGTTAAACAAAGAAGAGTTTTCTCAGTTGATTGAAGTGATTTACGCCTTTGGGTCAGAGCGCAATGTCACTTGGTCAGAACCTTCATTACAAACTTATTCTAAGTACAAAGAGGCTGCATGAGTTTAAAGCCTGCGCGTCAGAAAAAGTGTAAATCATGCAAAGTTACATTTAAGCCTTTCTTGTCAACGGCTTCTGTATGCTCCATAGAGTGCGCTGTAACAATGGCAAAGGCTAACACTGCCAAGATTATCAAGAAAGACATAAAGGCTCGTAAGCAGGCTTTAAAGAGCCTTGGTGATCTACACAAAGAAGCGCAGCCAGAATTTAACAAGTACATCAGACTAAGAGACAAAGGAAAGCCCTGTATAAGCTGCCAACGACACCACACAGGCCAGATACACGCAGGGCATTACAGATCGGTAGGGGCAGCAGCAGAACTACGTTACAACGAGAACAACGTCCACGCCCAATGTGCGCCCTGTAATAATCACTTATCAGGTAACGCCATTGATTACCGCATTAATCTGATTAACAAGATTGGTATAGAACAGGTTGAGTTATTAGAAGGGCCACAAGAGCCAAAGCGTTATAGGCGTGACGATATTATTGCGATCAAGGCTAAGTACAAAGCATTAGTTAAAGAGTTAACAATAAAGCTAGAGGGTGCTGCATGATACCTATACATCAAGACGAAGTTAACCAGGGGGCAAACCTTATTGCGTTACTCATAAAATCTTTAGTAGAAGTCAACGATGGTCGATTGCTAAACGAACAAGATGATTTACTAATCGCTGCGGCAGTAGTTTGGATTGACGAATACAGTGAAATAGATGTTGAAGAAATTGAAATAACGGAACATTAAATGGAATTTATATGCAGATAGAGCAGCTAAAGGTAGGGGATTTAATTCCTTACGTTAATAACTCAAGAACGCACTCAGATGAACAAGTCATGCAAGTGGCGTCCAGCATTAAAGAGTTTGGTTTCACTAACCCAATATTGATTGATGATGATGGTGGCATCATAGCTGGACATGGGCGACTTCTAGCGGCTAAGAAGCTAGATATTGATGAAGTGCCATGTATACGTTTAGGTTATTTGTCAGAAGCGCAGCGTAAAGCGTATGTGATAGCAGATAACAAATTAGCTTTAAACAGTGGTTGGGATAACGACTTATTAAAAATTGAGTTGATGCAACTTGACTCTATTGATTTTGATCTTAATTTAACAGGCTTTGATTTATCTGAATTGGCTAATATTTTTGACCCAGTTACAGAAGAAATTGAATTAAAAGAACAGACTTATTCTGAAACATTTAACATCATTATTGAATGTGACGATGAACAGAATCAAGAATCTATTTATAACGAATTACAAGAAAAGGGCTATAAATGCCAAGTTCAAAGTTTGTAGTAGAGTCACGAATATCTAAATCATTTCGAGTTGATAAAATAAAAGGAATGTTTGATTACGACTTAGACGTTGTAAGAAAAGAATTTGATGTTGATATTCCCATAGATAACGAAAAGTGGAACATAGGGCTAATTGTCGGCGCATCAGGTAGTGGTAAAACAACTATAGCGCGTGAAGTGTTTAAAGATTTTGAGTTGTTTAATGGCTTTGAATGGTCGAATAACTCAGTAGTGGATGATTTTGACGTTAAGTTTACGCCTAAACAAATAACAGAATCATTGAGCAAAGTTGGTTTTTCTTCACCTCCTGATTGGCTAAAGCCGTTTAGCGTTTTATCTAATGGTCAAAAAATGAGGGCAGAACTTGCAAGACTAATTTTAGAATCTAATAAGCCTGTTTTATACGATGAATTTACCTCTGTAGTTGATCGACAAGTTGCCAAGATTGGCAGTGCTGCAATACAAAAATTTATTAGAAAAGAAAACAAACAGTTTATAGCTGTTTCTTGTCACTACGATATTGAGGCATGGCTAGAGCCTGATTGGGTATATGACGTTAATGAACACAAATTTTATCGGAGGTTACTTCGGCGACCCGATATACAAGTCGATATTCGCAAAGCAACTCAAGACGAATGGTCCTTATTTAAAGAGTTTCATTATTTGAGTGCGACACACAACACAGCAGCGCACAAATATATTGCTGAAATAAATGGACAACTTGTGGCTTGGTGTAGCGTTCTGCATTTTCCGCACCCTAGAGTTAAGAACATGAAAAAACTTCACAGAACAGTTGTTAAGCCAGATTATCAAGGGATTGGTTTAGGCTCAGTGTTGAGAAAAGTCATAGCTAAAACTTATAAAGATAAAAACTTTAGAGTAACAACAGCAATAAGTTCGCCTGCGCTTATCAACTCTATGAAAAATGATAAAAGTTGGGTAATGACAAGAAAACCATCAAGAGTAAGTAATACGTCTGCTAAAGGCGTAATGAAAGGGTCAACGTCTAACAAAAGATTAACAGCAAGTTTTGAATTTACAGGATAAGTTATGAAAGATAAAAAGCCAGCCAATCGACCATTGTTTGAAGTTAATTGGGAGCAAGTTGATAATATGTGCGGTATTCAATGCACAGGTGAAGAGATTGCTGCTGTTCTTGGTTGCGACTATGACACTCTTGCCTCTGCTTGTAAGCGTGAAAAAAAATGTAGTTTTTCGGACTATATAGCACAAAAGAGATCGTCAGGCAGAATGAGTCTTAGACGCAAACAGTACAGTACAGCTATGGAAGGCAACGCAACAATGCTTGTGTGGCTTGGCAAGAATTGGTTAAGTCAGTCAGATAAACTAGATACAACGTCCAGTGACGGCTCTATGTCGCCACCGACTACTATTAACTTGATTGCTAAAGAATTTGGTGATCTTTAAATGTCAGAAATAGACATTGAACTGCCACCTAAATTAGTTCCAATATTCCAAGGGGAGGCGAGAATACGCGCAGCCTATGGTGGAAGGGGTGGAGCCAAGAGTAGAGCCTTTGCATTAATGACTGCGGTGTGGGGTTTTAAATTTGGCATGAGTGGCCGCACTGGTCAGATACTTTGTCTGCGTCAATACATGAACAGCCTCAGTGAATCATCATTTGCTGAAATAAAGAACGCTATACAGGCAGTGCCGTTTCTTAATAATTATTATGATTGTGGCGATCATTACATTCGCAGTAAAGACGGGCGTATTAGTTATAGCTTTGCTGGTCTAACGCGAAACATCGACAGCATTAAGTCTAAAGCCCGTATCTTGTTAGCGTTCATCGATGAAGCAGAAACAGTTAGTGAAGAGGCGTACATGAAGCTAATGCCGTCTATTCGTGAAGAGAATAGCGAGTGTTGGATTATCTGGAATCCGCAGTCTAAAACATCAGCGACAAATATACGCTTTCGCGAGAACAAGCCTGCCGATTGCAAAATCACTAAGATAGGCTGGCAAGACAACCCCTGGTTCCCAGAAGTTTTAAATAAGCAACGCTTAGAAGATTTGGAACAGCGGCCCGATACCTATGGTCATGTGTGGGAATCTGATTTTCTTGAGTTTCCAGAAGGTGCATTTTGGATACGAGAAATTAACGAGGCTCAATCGGATGGGCGTATAGGCAAGCTGCCAGTAGTTGCCTCACACCCTTGCATGACGTTTTGGGATATAGGCAGTAGTGACGGCTGTGCAATATTCGTTGTGCAAAAGGTTGGGCTTGAGTACAGGTGTATAAATTTCTATGAAGCATGGAATGAGCCATATAGTCATGCGGTTAAATGGTTACAAAGTTTGGACTTAGTGTTTGAAGATATGTATTTGCCACACGATGCCGATCATAAACGGCAAGGCGAACTAAAGAATAAAAGCCCCAAGGATATGCTTAAACAACTGATGCCTGGTGCAAACTGGCGAATAGTTCCACGAATCCAAGAACTAAACTGGGGTGTGCAACAGACTGCCGATATGTTTCCGTATATTTGGATTGATGATGAAAAGTGTGCAGCAGGGCTAGAACACCTCAAAGCCTACAGACGCAAATGGTCTAATAGTGAGCAACGCTGGTCGCACATACCCGATAAGTCTGAGGGTCACAGTGAAGCCGCAGACGCGCTTAGACAAATGGCACAAGCCTTTGCAGCAGGCGATTTGGGCCGTTCTAAGAAAAAACATCGTGGAGCATTAAAGCGCAACGTAAAAGGTCTGGCCTAATAATGTTAATTTAATTGCAAAATATGGTATAATGCACTAACAATTTTACGGGTGCGCCATGATTACCAAAAAGCCTAAAAAGAAAGCTGTGAAAAAGCCAGCTAAAAAGCCAGCTAAGAAAGGGTATTACTCGTAATGGCTTTATTAAGTACAGCAAAAAAAGTTGCCACTGGCTTGCTTGATATGGACACATCATCACGCATTGCTAGAGCTAAAGAGCAGGGTTATTCATGGGCTAACCCACTAGAGCTAGAGTCAATAGGCTATTCTACAAAAGTAATTACAAATGGTTCACCAGAAGCGGTTA